GGAGGGGGGGGGGGGGGTGAAAAAAAAATAATGTTCCCCCCCCCAGCCACTAAAGCCATTACTGAAATACAGTTTCCAAAACAGTTTAAGAGTGGCACGTTTCCTGTAGTAGTCTGTACATATACTGGCTATACCAGCTTCGCCAGCGATAAATGGACGGACGCTCCGCTCGGCACGTGGGCTGGCGCAACAATGAGCGCATTAAAGATTACCAACTCATCATTTACAGCAGCTATCCGTCGTTTTGATGGTGCGACACTACAGGGTGCGTATTACTTTAACTGGATAGCAATAGGCTAAACTACTTAACGTATTCTAGAACAATACTAACCTCTGAATTGCCCCAGGGGTAGCTACCAGAAATCTCAATATTTGTATTGTCGATTGAAGTAATGCCTGATTGGTGTGTGCTCTCTATGTATGGGATAGTTTGCTTTGAGATGTTATCAGACAACGATCCCCCCAGTCGCATAGAGCCGTAATATCGTATAATTTCCCATTTTTTAGTTAGATCTTGAATTCCGTGCGGCAGTAGACCAGTTCTATTGCCAGCTAGGTTTACAGTGCCACGCACGACTTTACGATAAATAGGGCGACCGTCAATCCATTTTTGACCAGTGTCCTGTTCAGTAGTCTTGTATTTATTGTCAGGCATTGTCGTAAAGTCTATCTTGTCGGCTGTAATAGATCCCTCTTTGAGTGCGTCTTTTGTAATACTATCTTTGGCTATATTCTCAGCCCCTACAGCACCTTTTTTTAGAGAACCGTCGCTGTTATGAGATTCTAGAATCGCCTCGGCTAGGTCTTGCGCCCAGCTGGCAGTAGGACCAGCTTGAACAATATCCCCAACTAAGTTACCATCATCTATTGCGTTATTCTGGATTTGTAAACTAATAATCTGACCAGTAGCCTTATTTGCCATACCCTTCCAATCTCTCTGGCTACCTGGGACCACTTTACCAGTTGCGTCTACTCTATACGTCATAAAATGCACAGCAGTATCTTCAGTCCAGCCGGTTAGACTATCTACAGATAGAGTATCAGAGTTTGCAGGTCGTGGGGTAACTACTCGCGCTACGTTAGGGTTGCTGCCGTCTTTTACTTTTGTAATTTTGTCACTAACACTTGCCATTTTGTTATTCCTCCTTTAGCTTTGGTCTTTCGTGCCAATATTTACGTATTCAAATACCACTCTTGATATGCTGTAACTTACGCCAGGGTCTGATGAACTCCAGCCGTATTGCACCCAGTGAGCGTCTTCATCCACCTCCAGCTCTACTTCTTCGCTGGCAGAGTTAAAGGTTTCAGGCACACCCTTCACCTCGCTCCATCCAATAGAGCTCCAACCAACGCCTGGCTCGCTCCATCCAGTACGACTTGAAGACGCTCCGAAAAATCTTGTCTCTGTAAACGTCTGTAATCCGTCTTCAGTTTTAATAGTGGCGGTAAGATTAATACGCCCCTGAGGTCTGAGTAGCACAAATACCACCTTGAGCACACGCGCCCAATCTCTTCCAGTTTCTTCAAATCGCAATTGACCACTTTGTGCGCTAGTGTTAAACGGCTTTCCATCGTCGACTGTAGTTGCACCCTTAGATAGCTCGACTATCTTGTTTCCTTGAACTATTAAGAAGTGAGTTATGCCTGAGTTATCGTTATACAGTGTCATCCAGTCAGCACGAATACTCCACGGTTTCATCCACGCACCTCTACGGTCAGTGTCATAAATCCATATCTGGTTGTTGTAGTCAGCGGCAACAGGTAACGCCCAATACACGCGACCTTCAAATGCTAGACCTACGGCTTTTTCTATAGCTTTACTGTTTAGGTTACTAATAGCGTCTTGAATAGTGTTAGTAATTCGTCTTGTAGATAGGACGTTCTGTAATTGCGGTAGAGTTCCTGTAGTATTAAATCCACCACGGCTTGGATATAGTAGGTCGTTATTGTAAATGACTACAGCGTCAGGGCTATCTGTACCGTCAGCACCAGTATCTTCTTGTACTTGCCAGACAGTAATAGTATCTTCACCGTAAGTAATGTTTGTTGGTGTAATATAGAATCGTTTACCAGTACCATTTGTACCATTTGCTAGGACCGTTACTTTAGGGTCGCCTTTACCATCTCGATATGGTCGTACTGCAAATGGCACTTCCTTGGTACCATTCCCTACTGGCGTATATCCACCGCCATATCCAGGTGAGAAATCTAACTCATGACCATAATCACCACCACGCCATACATAGAATTGATTGTCTTTATCGCCAGTCATCCATATACGGCCATTGACTACATCGGCTCGTGTTGCTTTTGGACCAGCCGTGTTATTGTCTTTTGGTAGAGGTACTGACATGTCTAGACTACGCGATCCATTATCTACAAATACTGTCTGATCCATTGGTAGTGCGGCAGCTAGACGGTAAAGTGTAGGCTCTCCACCACCGTCAACACCAACACCACAATAAATGTTCCATGACTTAGCTTCTGTACTATCTGGACGTTTAACCGATAGGTTGTGCTTTTCACCGTTCCACATATCTCGGTCTGTAGAGATTGCTTGAGATAATAGAGGTGACCCTGCAGTTTCACCAACAGTAGAGTTAAAAGTAACTGCATAAAACACCTTAAATCCTGTACCAGTTAGCCCTACGTTTTTATCTAGTATCGGCTTTGCTGGGTCTGATATTTTCTGAAATGCTACTATCTTCTTTGTTGGTATATCTAAGTAGCTAAGAGTATCTTCTCCATTCATGACTAGAAGGTTGTTGCGTATCTGCTTGAAATGACCGCGGGCGGATTCGTGATATTCTTTACCTTCTATAACTTGCCACGCTAGGTCTTCGCCCTTAGCTATGCATAGCTTTGTTTTGCCGTTTATTCTTTGAAGACAAGCTAGCCAGTTTACAGATCCGTCTTTTGTAGTGCTACGAAATTCAGCCAATTCACCTAAGACTGTTCCTAATGGCTGGGGACCATATTTAGCAGTACCATGTCGCACAGTAATGACAGAGTCCTGATCCAATATCATATTCTCAGACGACCTTAGACCTCTTAGCGGTGAGCGACCATCATCAAATGCAGTGACTACGCCGTTTGTCCAATCCTCAACCGACAGTCGCTGTATTTTTGGTGCTTTAGTATTGCTAGGGGGTTTTAGCATATGTCAGACACTCCTGGAATCATACTTAGAGGTGCATATCTAGCTTGGCTAGCATTATTCTCTATCATTTTTTCCATTAGCTGGTTGGCTTCATTGATGAGATTGCCATATTGGTTCTGTAAAAGAATGTCGTTGCGTGCATATTCAGCCGCACACATCACCACTAGCCACATTGGATTGTCTACTGGGACCATATCGCTTGGGCTTGCTAGCAGTGGGGCGCGTAAATATACAGGTATTGTTATTTGACCTCCAAGTACTGGGTCGTCACTTCGTATAGGATCGATAAATACTAGTTTATTTCCAGATATAGTGCAGCAGTCTTGCCCCTTATACATTCCCGCTTGCTCTGGTGGTACTGTAGTGTATTCTTTAATCTGATTGTCTTTTTTGACCTTTATAGTGTCGCCGTATACGTTGCTTACCTTAGCAACCTTAGTAAAGTCAATTTCATATTCCTGATCCGTCGATAGTGTTCCTATATCATAATTAGGGTCATATAAAGACTGCCAATCAACATTAGGTTCACTTTGCCATACAGGGATATACATGTTAGCAATACCTAGTATTTTCTGGTATTTCTTGTCTGTTTCTGGTAGGTTGCGCACCTTACCAGTAGCTTTCAGCATGACTGCCGATATAAGTTGCGTAGTGTTCATGGCGTTTTTCCTAAATTAAAAACACGGAGCCGGCTTATTATTGCCAGACGCTCCGTGTTCTTTAGGTCACGCTGTTTTCTGCTTATATTATATCATAATTATCACTATTATGCTTTCTTAATGCGGATTCGCGTGTTTTTGCTGGTGCTTGCACCATTCCACTTTTTCAATGTATTAGTTATCTGTTTTTGAGTGTTAGTCTTGCTTATTAGGTTTTGTCCGATTTGGTTTATACTTGTGTTTTTTGCAGATGATTCGTTAGCTTTTGGCGCAGAAGATGTTAGACCCATACTCTTAGTGACTGCAGAAGCTAGTGGAGACGCGCTACCACCGCCGCTTGACCTACCGCCTCTTCGTCCTCTACCTCTTCCACTACCTGAGCGTCCAGAGCCACCTGAGGTATCTTTGGTTATCTTATTGCCGTCAGTGTCAAACTGAGTAGCATTAAGGGCGCGTGCTTCCTGTTTAGTTATGTAACCTTCAGCACGTAGCTTATTGATTACACCATTTTTAGCAAACATTTGTCCTGTAATACTCTTTCGTCGACCATTGGCTAGTTCTTGTATTAGATCCTCGTGTGATGATTCTTGAGCCTTTTGACGCCAATAGTTGTCCATCAGACTTACTTCGTTATGAGATGTCATCGCGCCGTACTCAATTTGATCCTTTGTATATCCAGACTCTTTGTAGTAGCGCTCTTTTACCCAGTCTGGCAAGTCTTTGTATTTACCAGTCATCATATTGACGGCAGTTTTAGCTTTATCTACCTTTTCTGTACCGTTCTGTAGTTTATTTAATGTTGCATTAAATGAAGTAAACTCTTTTTTAATAGTTGATGTTTTATCAATGTCATACGCCTTCATCCAGTTGCGATAAGCTTCATCACCTTGTCCTTGAGATTTAGCAAGCTTTTTGTATACACCTTTTTCTACGTTGCCATTTTTGTTTACTAGCAATCCATCTTGGAATGTATAGTCGCCCTTCTTTAGTTTCTTCTTAATTGAAGCGGCTTCTTTCTTGCTTAGTCCCTGTAGGTCTATTTGATTATCTGTTGCTTGTTTTTGTTGCGGGTTATTGTTGGTTGGCATGTTTATTTGCAGGCCGCTAGACGCGTTAGCAACTAGACCGCCAGTCTTAAATAGATTGACCCACGAGCTCTTTCCTTCTTCTACTTGCACTGGTATTAGCGCATTTTTACCGAATAGAGCACCTTGTACCAGATTGAATGGATTATCTTTTTCAAACTCAACCTTTGTCTCGCCATTGCCGTCTTTTACTTCGCCAGAGTGAGCTGCCGCAATACCCTGAATAGTTTTCTTTAATTGGCTACCTGCTGGTAATTGACCTAGGATGTTGTACATAGCATCTTTAGTTTTTGCTTCTGCCTTATCGTCATCACCATCTTCACGCGCTTTAGCTGCCTCATCCAATTTACCCTTAGTGTCAATCAATTTACGAGGTAAATCAACAACTGGTATTGTACCGTCGTAACGTCCTAAGTTGCTCTCTTTGCCGAATAGCTTCTTGCGATCGTCTTTTGTCGTTGCAGCATTAACCATAGCTGTAGCTATAGGTGAGGCTGTAACTGCTTGACCAGCTACTTTTTGGATTGTACGCTCTAGCTTAGCTTGTACTGAATTGTCTTTATCGTCATCATCACCACCACTTAGCCAGTCGCCTACAATCTCAATCAGTGTACCTAATGGATCAACTCCTGGCTTATTTCCAGTTAGCGCTTCTATCGCACTATATGCAATTGCCGTATTAACAGCAAGTGCCACTCTTTGTTTATTAGTCATCTGGTTCCATACATAACGGTTCTGTTGTGTTACTTCTCGCGTGAACTGTAAGAATGATGCGGACCATAGTCTATTATATGCTCGTGGGGTGCTTATCTGATCGCGTAAGGTTACCGTGTCATTAATGAATCGTTCTGCGTATCTAACTGCATCCGCATCGCTTAGTCCATTATTGATTGCCTGATTATATTTAGCTAAGAAGGTGTATTCAATAACACCTCTTTCAACTACTTCCATAGGAATACCAGCAGTTTTCATAGTTTTTTCAAACTTGGTGTCATCCGTCAGATTGTCGTCTGCATACCTTAGGGCTAGAGCATCAGACTTCTGTAATATAGCTTTACGGTTTTTTAGCTTGAATGCCTGTATCAATGCTTTCGGGTTAGTTGTAGAGAATAGAGCAGGTAGTGATGCCGTTTGAGCTACCACTGAATTCATATTGCCGACAATCTTAGATAGTGCCGCTTGCTTCATTAATGCCCTACCAGTTGCATCTGCGAATTTTCGCATTTTACTTGGCTCTGTATCGTTTACGACTCGTTGGAATGGGTCTGTCTTTCCAGCTAGTCGGTTTGCATGTTCTTGGACAAATCCGACAAATTGAGTCAGTCCGTTTGCACTATCAGACATCAGCTTCATAAAGTTTACGTCATTAAGCATCTTATCTAGACTTTCAGACATATTGTTGGTGGTTTCTTTTAGACTATTTATATCTTTTGCATCTAACTTCTCTACACCAAACTTGTCGGCTTTTCTAGCCAGACGATTAAGTTCTCGTATACCGTCTATTTTTCGACCAATTGCACGCTCTAGTCCGTATAGTTTATTTCTTACTTGTGTTAGCTCTTCAGCATTAACATTGCCAGAAGCAGCCGAATTATACAGGGCGTCCACTCTGTCAGCTAGCTTTTGTATACCACTAGTACCCTTACCTGCAAATTCTTGTCGTGCTTCACTGGCCGCACGCACTGCCACTTCCAGCGAGCGGTTCATTGTAATAGCATCTGTCATATGAATGTTATGTAGAGCTATCTTGCTGTATTCCATTAGTGGCGTAAATGGATCTGTTGGCTTTATGTCACCTACACGTTGCATAGCAAATTGATTAAACTTTTGACTTGGCTTGAATAGTCCTGTACGACCTGCTAATTTAGCTGGTAGTGATTGACGAGATTCAATAGCCACATCTCCGCCAGACAGAAGATTCTTAGCACCGCCATACATAGCCGCGATAGATCCCTTGCCAGACTGCATTTCTCCTAGGTGCGTAATATAGTCTTTACGCTCCATAATTGGGTCTTTGCCTAACTCTACCCTTTTTTCGTTTTGGCGAGCTAGTAAGTTCTTGTATACAGCGCGTAAGAAGCTATTGTATTGATCCAGAGCTTCAGAGGCACTCTTTCCATAAACTTCTTCAAATACTTTCAAGCGTTCATCATATGATGGTGATTTTTCGCCGCGTTTTGGTCGTGATGGTTCAATTACATATACGGCGTCTTGTAGCATTTGACGCTTTAGTGGACCGTGCTTTTTGGCTTGTTTTAGCAAGTTTTTGCGATAATCCTTTATCTGTTCACCGATAGCGTTGCCTTCTTTTACTGCGGCGGCATTAGCTTGACGAGGTGTTTCAGACATAATATTCAGTAACGCCTCTTTGGTTTTATTACCGCCCTTCTTAAAGTAATCAAGGCTATTGCTTCGCCTTAATGAACCTGTTATACGGTCTATTATTCCTTCAGTAGTCCATGTTTGACCTGCACCAAAGCGCATTTCTTTGATTTTACTGAAGTCAACATCGCGCATATTCAGGTTCATCTTCTTTTTACCTGCATATATAGTTACGTTGCCATCAGGTGTCATCTCAATGTAGTTACCTAGAATTTGACCAGTTTGTGCGTCCACTACTCTACCAGATTCTATGTAGTGCTTGTCTGGATCGAATGTAACTAGTTTATCGCTTGGGCGATATGCCTTTTTATCTCCAGTTTGCATATAACCATCAAAAGCACTCACTAATTCAGCATTTACACCCTTAGAGTTTTCTCGCCATATATACTGAATAGCTAGACCGTCATCAAATGCACGCTTAGCTTCATCATTGACTGCCTTGTCTGATCTAATATCGTCTATGAATTTCTTCTGTAGTGGTGAAGTTACTCTTGGTGCTTCAGCGCCTGTTCGTTGCCATTTACCAAAGATATTCCTATATTCATAGAATGAATGATATGCACCCTTCTCATCTTTATAAATCATCTGTCGTGTATTGTGGGTAGCTGTATTTGCAGTAGTTGTAGGTGCTGGGACCGCGTGTTCCGCTCCAGGTAGTTTAATCTTTTCTTTTACTTCTGGTGCTATTTCGTCTATTGGGCGTAATCGTCCATTTTCATCTAACATACTACCAGCGCGGGCGTTGGTGCTTAGTAGCGCCCTTTCTCCAGTGATATCATAGCCCTTCTGTTCAGCCAGCTTAGCAAATTGTTTTGCAACGGCTTTTTCATCAATACCAGTAGCTACACTAGCATTATGTACTATATCTGCTATTTTATGCCTTGGACCTTCATCTAATCCTCTATTTAGTATTTCTCCTAGTGCCTGCTGCTTTTCAATTCGCTCTTTTTCCGCCTTAGCCTCTTCAGCACGTCGTTCTTTTTCTGCCTTAGCTTCTTCTATTTTCTTTTGCTTCTCAGCCTCTACCTTAGCCTCTTCAGCATGTCGCTCTGCAATCATCTTTTGAGCTTCTTCAATGACATCTGGATCCCTGCGCCATTCTGCCAATAGGGTCTTTCTCTCTCTTTCTGCGCGTCGTGCTTCAGCTACTCGCTTAATTTCATCAATAAATGAGTCAACATCTTCATATCCCATTTCCATAGCTTTTGTATCGATATCTCGTCTACCTGTACGGCGTTTATAGTTAGATGGTAGATCTCTAGCTAACTCCTTTCCTAGATGGTGTTGTAAGTCGTCTACATGTAGACGTGGAATATTCCAATCCCCTCCCTCATTTCCATGAATCCCCGTGCTATGCTCTAAGAATAGTTTTGGATCTATATTCTCATATATAAACTCGTCTATAGCCTCTCTTAATTCCCTAGTCATTCTAGGCTTAGGGTTGGCTTCCATCTCATTAATAGTTTCTTGAAGAGGGTGTTTATAGCGGTTGTCCGTATTGACATCTTGAGGATTGTTTGGTATACTAGAGTTGTCAATCGGCTGGTCAAGCGCATCTGCGCTAATAGCGGAACTATCGAGTCCGCGCCCAGTCGATTTTCTTATGCCTGAAATATCATAAGCTAACACATTGCCTAATTTATCTACCTCATTGACGATTGTCGCCTCGTATAGGTCTCCTCCCACATCCACGATCACGTCTCCCTTAATGTAATAATCGGCATTGCGGCGAATCTTGCCTTTTTGGTTGGCTTTTGCTGGGTTCATTTCTTCAACCCGTACGTTCTGCATGGCATTGAGTAGTTCGTTGAAATTGTTTGACATTTCACCTTTTTTGACAAACTGCCAGTGTCGCATAGACGGTTGTTTATTACTCACCTCGTTGATGGTGTCGCTCGTCACTCGGGCTTGAATACCACTTTCTCCAAGGTCGAAGTCTTGGTTAATAAACTGCCGAATCCTGCCTCGGATGATGCGACCAATATCACCAGTTCTTGTATTTGGTGGTATTGAGTACCCTTCGTCGAGATGTACTATATTTGTGTTCGGGTCAATCCTGTAAGTAGGCTGTGGTTTCGTTGCCCTAGCGCCTACTTGTGACACATCACGGAACTTCCCTGTTTCCATTTGAGCATAAAATTGTTTAATGGCGTCTTGTTTACCGACAAGTCCCATAATAGCTTCAGTAATTCGGTCATATACTGCTAAGACTTTTTGAGGAATACCTAATCTAGCACCTAGACGTACTTTATCTTCGCCCTTTAATCTTCCGTTGTAGTAATCACTGAATCCGTCGGCTAGTTGTTCTTCTGCTAGTAGGTTTAGGTCATTTCCATACTGATTGCCGTATTTGTTTATTAAATAGTCATCTCCATAAGATTCACGGATAGAGTTTAATAAGTCTTGCTTGTTTTCTACACGGGTAAGTAATTTATGTCCTAATTCGTGGTTTAGGGTGTCTTCTGTAAGCTTGTTTAGGTTGATTTGGTCAGTCTTTGGATCGTAGTAGCCTAATGCTCTTTTTTGCATTTCATTTTGCCACTCACTAAAGACAAGGTTCTCATCACCTGTCAGCTGTAGGTGGCGTGCTAGTAGCTTGTTTTGGCTAGCTAACTCCTGCATTTTGGCACCTAACTTATACCTCATATCTGGGCTGTCTGTTGGACTTAGGTTATCAGTGTATTTGATCTGTTCTGGCTTGGTCATAACCAGTGATATACCTCTATCAATGGTTTTTTCTCCGTATCCACCATCGCCGCCTTCATCTAGGTATAGAGAATCATATTCAGGATGGTTTTCTCGTAACCACTCCATAAAATCTTCACCCTCAGTCCAGTCGATTTCTCTCAGTGAATTTATCTCGGTGGGGTCTGTATATGGGCTTATTAGAAAAGAGTTTCCCCCCTTTACATATTCATTTAGGAATATGTCTTTTGCTCTACTGTCGTTTAAGGTGAATGGATTCTTTGAGTTAATATATACTTCGTACGTTTTTGGATCGTTTATCTCTTTACTACTGCTTAGACTTATAGAACTAGCCCCTGGATTCTGGTATCTATCGGCGTATTTTTCATTTTTGGTAAAATATGTGCCAGGACGGAATTCAGTGATGTGACCGTTTGGTGAACCATGATACATTTTCATGAGGTTTCCGCCTTCGTCTCTTACTTTACTATCCTTAAAGAACGCCTCCTGCTCTGGGCTTAATTTATACTTCAATCCGTTCTCGTCTACCTCACCGATATGATCTCTGGCGTATATAGCTTGCTCTTGAGCTTTACGTAGGTTAATCATGGCTGGAGCATTCTCACTTACTCCTTGACCACGCAAGTATTCTTCACGTTGTCGTAAACGTGTTATATGCTCGTTGTATGCTCTGACCTGGGCTTCATGCTCCGGATTGAGCTTGTATTTCATTTCTGAACTAGCTAAGTTCTGTACGTCTTTTGTAGCTTGTTCTATCAGATAGTTTTCTAGTATTCCTGTTGTTTGTTGACGTGTGGCAACAGCATTTACATCACCGTGCTGAATATCTGACATATTCTGGGTAACGGCTTGTTTTAGTGCTGGGCTAGCGTTAGGTATAGTATTCTCTACTGCTGGGGCTACATCCACCGACTGGATTGGGTGTAATTGGTTGTTTTGGTTATTAGCTACATTTACTTCTGCCGCTTGCTTGAGTGAGGTGTCGTCCGAGGATTGACGTGCTTGACGTTGAGCTATAGCCTCTTTTTCTAGTTTTCCAGTAGCTTCATTTTGATTCATTCGTGCAGTCATTGCACTTGATGGTTGGTTGCCAGTCTGTCGCATAGCACCAAAATTAGCCATTCCAGCTGGACCACCAAGGACCGCACCCATAAGACCGCTTTTAAGCACACCCTCTTCATATTTACGATTAGGGTCGTATGTATGCTTAGCAATTGCATTCTCTGCAAATTGTTGGGCGGCTTCTTCTGAGCCTTCTGCTATAGCGCCTGTTATAAACTTAGTCAGACCTTTTTTGCCAATAGGCGATAAAACCTTGTCCAGCCCAAGCTTCTCTATTCCCGCCTGAACTGCCGCGTTACCATACGCATATGGCAACATCTCACGTGTACTCTTACCCTTAGCGTTTGCATTAGTAATAAAGTCCGCCGCATTTTCTACAAACTGACGCGCTACTGGTATAGCACCACCAGTGGCTACACCTGTACCTATATCTTGAGCTAGTCTTTGGGCGCTTTGACCCGCCTCGTAAGCTGTTGCAACATCCGTGTCGTTCTTCTTAAATACGCCTAGGTCGCGATCGTATTGAGCGTTACGTTGTTTACCCTGTTCTACAATATATTTTCGTATTTTGTCATATGATTCATCACCAGTAATGCCGTACATGGCGTCTGCTACAGCTAGAGATAGTTTATCGCCTGAATCACCAATTGTACGGCCAGCACCGTCAATAGCACCTTTAGTGAAGCTAACCACTGAACGTGTTGGTAAAGTAGCCAGTCCTGCCATCTGTGCAATATTGCTATCACGTCTAGCTTTGTCTTCTGATAAATAAGCCCTGTTCTCTGCGTCAATACGTACTTGGCGGTTCTTGGCGATTTCTGGCTCGCTGACACCCCTTGCTCGCATAATGTCGTCTAGTTTGTTGTTGCGTATTACTTGCTCGGCCTTATATTTGTCACTCTCTTGTTTTGCTATATCTAGGGCGCGAGTTAAGCTGTCCTGATTTTGGGTAAATAAAGGATTTCTTCCAGGATTAGGAAAACTTGGGACTATTTGCGGTCTATTCTGTTGTTGAGGTTGTTGAATAGCCACTGGCGCTGTCTTTGGCTGTTGCTGTTGCTGTTGGACCTGAGTTTTAAGTACTTGAGTAGGGTTGTTTATGGCATTCTGGATTTGAATTTGCTTGTTTTCTTTATTTACCCAATCTTGTTGTCCTTGAGGGGTAAATACCTTAGGGGCGTCATTGATAGTCTTTTCTGGGATTATTGGCTTTGGCTGGTTATTTTGGTTTAGCTGTTGAGTTGCTTGATTAGCCTGTTGAAGGGGATTAGGATTTACTTTTTGCTGAGCTTGGCTGAATATATTAGTACCACCACCTAACCCAGGTGTATTTACACCAGATAGACCATTTAGTCTGTTAATGTTAGGTTGCTGTACTTGCTGTAATGGCTGAGGGCGTGGTTGAACTGGCGCTTGAACTTGTTGCTCTTTACGTCGGCGCTCGTCATCGCTTACCCAACCCTTACCGCTGAAAAAGTTGCCTACTCTCTGGAAAAAGTCCATTATCTCTAATCCCCTCCTAATTTATTTACAGGTATTGATTCTGTCGTTTACGCTCGTCTTCTTGTTTTAGACGCGTGTTGTAGATGTTTAGTGTTGGGTCATTACCTGCTGCTTGTGGATCTGAAACACCAACTGCTGTATCACCTTCTACCTTGTAGCTGTCTAGGTCTTTTGCGTTGTACTGGACCTTATTGCCGCTGTATGTACTTTGTTGACGTCCTAGGTTGTCAATTTCGCTTGATAGAGCGTTTGCTCGTCCAAGGTCTGCGCGTGCGGCATTAGCGCCATTAGCGCCCTGTGCGGCGGCTTTCTGACTCTTCATCTGAGCTAATTGAGTTAATAGGTTCTGGCGTGTAGTTTGAGATGACTGACGTGCGGCGTTGTCTTCGTTTGCTTTCCAGTCGTTAAGCTTTTTGTCTTCATCCGCGTAATCATTCTTAAACTGACCCCATGTGGTGTCGATTTGCTTTTGGTTCTGTGCGTAAGTCTGTCCTGCACCTGTTCGTTGCTGGTTGGCTTGGTTCTGAACTGCGCGACCTGCTAATTGCATGTCTGAACCTACTGCGCCCATACTTCCTAATGAGCGCAATAAGCCACGTAAGCCAACTGCTGAGCGATCGTTAATGTTATTGATGTTTGTACGTCGCTGTTGCTGATTTTGACGTGTCTGGTCGTTGAATTGACCTTCTGCCCTATTCCATGAACTCTTTAATTCGTTCTTTTTGGTGGTGTACTGGTTGTTAATATTGCCTAAGCGTACACCTAATTGATTATCTATACGTCCTAAGCCGTGTTCTAGCTGACCAATACCTTGGTCGTATTCTGCCAACTGAGCGGCACTGGCACGGTTACCACCGCCCATTCCGCCACCGATTCCACCACCTCCAATATTGATGGTCTGGTCACCAGTATTGCCTTGTTTCTGACTATTTAGCCAACTGTTATATGAGTTAACCCACCATGGATTGACTGAACGATTAAGAGTTGAAGCGGTATATCCATTTGATGTTTGTTCTCTAACGTCTGGCGACCTGAACCAGCCTCGGTCTACTTTTTGACCCATTAAGAAATTACCATTAAGTTTGCCGTCATCACCTACTTGGTTAAGAAGGGCTTGCGCTCCGGCACGCCTAGCTGCCCCAGGGTTATTAAGAGCATGGTACTGCAAGTACTGACGGTATGACGCGTTGTCATTCATAAGAAAAATCTCCTTATTAATAAGGAGATTTGGGGTTTGTGCTATATACTAACTGTTATCTTGAAATACAAAAATGCTGGACTGCTACTTCACTAATTCCGTCATGCCCGCTGACGCCAATACCAATCTTCGTATAGTTCGGATTTTGTATCGCTTTACGGTGAGGTTCTGAATTCATCCATCCCCTAAAGGCGCCGCGACTATTCATATGCTCACCTGAGACCCAGTTTTCACTGACAGTATGACAACCAGCTTTATTCATTAGGTTAGCCATCTCTAGCGAATACCAGTTGTTCGTACCCGGTATGTTATGTTGACGATATCCTTTTGCGACCATGTCATCTGCCTTGAGTTGTGCTGATTTCTGTACGTTCTCGTCCATGACCAATGGCGCTATACCAATTCTTGCCCGCTCTTGGTTTACTAGTTCCAGGATCTCTTGAGGATCGGCAGGGCCCATTTCATATTTTGTAAATCCTTTATTATATGCTTGCCCTTCAGTTGCTTTAGCTTCTAGGTAAGCTGCTTTAGCAGCTAAGCGGTTTTCTCTAATTTTCCATAGCACGCCACCACCCACTACAAGCGCCAGAATAACAGTGATGATTACGGCTTTTTTCATGGTTGCATTGTAGCATAACAGGGGTAGTTTGTCAACTACCTACCATGCCATGGTTCACAAGCTATACCGTCACCGTCTCTGTCTAGTTCTTCACGATAGCCAGGTTCACCCTCACGGATTGACTGAGCTCCGTCTTCACGTGCTTCAGTGCAATTTTCGTAATATACGTCATCTTCATCAGATTTATCTTCATACGATGAATTGCTCCTGGTATGACTTGAGTTATTGTTGGTAGGATGAGTGAAGTAATGTCTGTATGCGTATAGACCAAGGGCGTATATTCCTCCCATTAGCGCAAGTATCAATATCATAGACAATGCGTCTTTCAGGTAATTATTCATACAGCCATTCACTTACTCCACCGTGGTGTGAGCAAGCTCCTCTTCCAGTTGCGTGTGATTGCCAGCCATCTCGACAAATAGCTCCAACACGATAGCGTTGTTGTTGTACTGGTTGTGGTGCAGGTTTAGGTGTACGGATGATAACGTGGTTTACAGGTTGAGTTATAACCTCCACCTTATCTTCGTACCCTGGCTTGCTTGGTTTACAAATCTTTTTGCTACCAGCTACACCTTGTTGCTTTATAGTTTCAGTGTAGCCATATTGACCTGTTTCACCTTCGTACTGTGTTTCAAACGGTATTTCTTCCGTTCTACAGTCTGAATATGTTACAGGTTGTACTACTGGCGCTATAGTCTGCTGTGGCTGACTATTATTTGCAGCTCCAGCCATACCTGCTACTGCAGCTACGCCAATAACAGCACCAATAGTGCTTTTGATGATTTTGTCCTTAGATACCATTTTAGTAAAGCCTCCCATTTACTTACTAAAGTACCTATAGCATACACCACAAACCCCAAATCTCCAAATTGTAAAAATACTATTAAATTGGATAAGAGCTATCGTCTGTTGTCTGGTCACCAAGAGGGCCTAATTCTTCGCTCCATACTGACTTGGGCGGCTTCGTATTTATCTCAAACGATCACCTCAGATTGCTACTTATACAACGCTGCGACGCACGCTTCCTTCTTTTTTGGATGACAACGCGCTCTCGTTTTTTAGAGTCACACTTCGTGCTTAATTGTAAGGTTATTGTATCATATATCAAGCAAAAAGACCATTTCGTGGATATCAACGAAATGGTCTGATCTATTTATGTTGTAGTCGCTATCTATAGCCTGCACGCCGTGAGTATTCGTGTATCTCTTCAGTTATTCTCTCTACGGCGGCATCATCGTCTGCAATGTTGGCTCGGATTAGCCTACGACGTAATTCGGTGAGTTTTTTATCTTTTAGCTGGCGTAATATCTTGTTGAATGTGTCGTGGGCTAATCTGCGCTCGTGACGGGACTTAAGAGGGTCATTAAACACCTTATGTAATCTAGTTAGATCGCCCTCTCTCGTCCAGTCCATAATCTATTAAGCTCCAATCCAAGGATCAGTGACTTCAACCTCTGGGTCTTTGTCATCCCCTGACGGTACTGCTTCTTCAATGACTGCAATAACCTTCTGCATATTGTCGTCGTTTGTGTTGCCATAAAATTTCTTAGCAACCTCTAGGTGACTTAATCCACTGTTGTATGCTTCGATGATATCTTCCTTAGATACGCTACGACTTACGATTTCACCGCTAGTTGCAGTTTCTTTTGCGTTAGCGATAATCTTCTCAGCCTCTTTTTTAGCGTTGGCGATAATCTCTTCGGCTGTAAGCGCAGTTGTATTTTTCTCTGCCATTTTATCGTTTCCCTTCTTTGGTCGTAAGGGGCAGTGTTTAACCACCCCTTACTGTTATTAAATACTAGTCTTTAGCACCAGTCTTAACGTTGATAATCCACTTTGGATCAAGGATTGCCGACGCAAACGCCTCAGCCTTCCAACCAATGGTCATAAACTGGTTGAGTGGGTTAGATGTATCACCCTTGTCTGACTGCTTGATGATGATTTTCTTCAAGCCGCTACCAGCTAAGTCGACAACGCCGAATGCTTCTTGACCGTGAATGAAGTTTGAGTAGACAGTTGTTGTACTTGCCTCTTCCTTCTGGTTGCTTGACGCTTCGATAAAGCGGACTTTATGCAAGCGACCTAGTTCACCCTTGTATAGTTCTGCACGGCCAGTGTACTTCTGAGCGTCAATCCAAGCTGTATCACCAGTAATGTTGTATGCAGTATCTGGACCAACCTTACCAATGAAGAATCCGTCTGCATATGGGATTGCGTTGTTTTTCTTCAATGTACGTACGGCCTTGCGGATTTCTGCTACCGTCAGGATATCGTCAGCAGTAATACCGTTCAATGCAGTTTTCTTATTCGCAAACTGTACTGTAGCACCCTGATGCAATACGTCACGGACCAATGCGTCGATTGTTTCACCTGCATTTTGACCCATAGTTTCAATCGTCTCTTTCATCTCGCGATCGATTGAAGTGTTGTACAGCATGCTTGAGATTTTAGTCCACTTACCGTAGCCACGTAGAGTAGCAACGACTTTGTTGCTTCGGATAGCTTCGTCTTGTGGGTTTTCACCTTCTGTCAATGGCGTTGTAGCCAAGCCAAATGGTGATCGTTTTGTAAAGGTAACCGTTGTACCAGAGTTTTTTCCTAGAGTTTTCTTTTTAGCACCTTCTAGGTGAATTGTGCGGGCTTCGCTTCGCTCCAAGAATTTTTCCTCCAGGTATTGGATCATCTCGGCAGAAAGCGTTGCGGTTGTGTTTGTTGCCATGTTATTAACCTTTCTTAAATATCATGTCCTTGTCGACGGAGATATTCTTCCTTCTCTTCTGTAGTAAGCTTGGCGAATGGTTTAACGATCCTAGTGCCGCCTCCACGGAAATCACCAGCGTCATTAATCACAGCGCGTTGCTTAGGTGCTTCACCGTCTTTGTGGAATGACTTATATAATTGATATACATCTGTCTTTGAGCCAATGACATCGCCGTTTTGGTCGTAAACAAGTACACTTTGCAGATACCCGTTTACGGCGTTATCAAGATGTTCATCGTATTGATCAGATTCTGGATCAAACTCTGGGAAATCCCTGAGTGCCATATTTGCCTTATATGACAAATCACTTCTTGATGTTTCGACTTGGGCTTTATAAGCCGCCTGCTCCTGAGCTTGTTGCATATTATCTAGTCGCTGTTGCAACTGTAGGTTCTGCAATATCGCCTTAGCTTCAAATTCTGTGAAGAAGTCACCAGTCTCTGGGTTCTCCATCTCCATAATCTGTTCTATTGTTGGCAATTGTTGTGGCTGTGGCTGTACAGGTTGAAATGTTCTTTCGTTCTGCGCGTCAAGCTCCAATTGCTGGCGATAAGCTCTAGTTTCGTTCCGTTTAGCAACTAATTCGCGAATGACTCGGTTATCCTCCTCTAAGTCGCGTTCTAGTTGTTCACGGCGCGCCTCTTTGCCCCGTTTCGGCTTCCTGTCTTCGTCTGACTCGTCATCAGAATCAGCGTCTTTGCTTTCTTCCTTAGACTTATCGACTTTGACATGTACCACCTCGCCGCTATCTGAGATAACTGCTTTGGTTTCTGGCTCTGAAGAAGCCTCAGAGTTTTGTGTTTCAGCTGGCGCCGACTCAGCGTGGGTAGACTCTTGCTCTACCTCTGTATTAACGACTTCTTGGTTTTCTGCGTCTGACGGCACAGTACCCCTCCTTCTCATTAGATTGTTTAAGCGTCGATTGCAGGTGACGAACCTGGGTTGCGTGAGATGCGCTCCTTTGGTTAGCCAATAGCGAGGATAGCTAACCAAAGCAGAGTACCTTACTACGCCGCTTGGTCAATTACACTTTCTAAGAAGCTCCTCTCCTCTCTTAAAATCTCTACAATACGTTTGTTTGCCGATATATAAATAGCTAGTTTCTCTTTATCTGTAATTACTTCTTCTGGTATAGCGTCAGTAGACTTGTAGAAGGTAATACGCTCGTCCCAGCGGTCAAGCACCTTTTGCAACTTATTCATATCTTGCTTAATAGCATTGATCTCGGCTTGTTTAGCCTCCTCTACCCGCTTGTCTTCTTCCTCATTTGGCTGGTAATATTCTGTACTGCGCGGATATAGATTCTCGTCCATTATTCACCCTCCTTTTGGATAACTCCCATAATCGATGCGATTATTTCCTCTTCTGTAAATCCTTTTTGAATCATGCTTGGCACTTCAGCAATTAGGTTTTCTGGTGTGCCTATCTGTCGTAATTCATCTACAATACTTGGCTCTATATCTTCTTGTGGCTCTACTGGGACTTCAGCAACCTGAGCCTCGTCTTCTGCGGGCTGTTTCATCTCGGCTGTAGCTGTTTCATCGGTAGCAGGGACCGCGGCTTGAGTTTGCGCCTCCTGCATTTCTTTCATTTCTTCTTCTGTAACCTTTAGCTCGTCTAATCCATCAATGCCAGAGTTAGCAACAATAGCGTTCCATGCAGCTAATTTCTTATCTACTGGTACTACTTGGTTCAGTGACTGGCTAGAATCTAGTGTCTGAATCAATGTCTTCAGAGAATCTAGCTGTGCCGCTTCGCTGTTTACTTTCGTTGTTGAAGCGTCGATCTTAAACTTCAATACTCCCTTAGCTTTTGAGAAGTCTACAGTTGCCTTATTGTCGTCATCTAGGACTACACCATCTAGTACATGACCTTTTGCTTCTAGGTCTCGCAATCTCTGTGCAGTGTCTGTGTCTAGCTGGATTATTTCTACACCTTCACGCTCTGCAAAATACAAGTTAATAGCCGTTTCGCTCCACTCCTCAAAGAATGCTTCAAATCCTTTACGCAATGCATTGTCATCAATAGACAATTGAGCTTGTTGAGTCTTGAGCGCTTGTGGCGTTTTACCGAATCCTGGATTGCCAACCTCTGCACTAATTGAAGTGTCTGGGCTATTGACCAGGTTGAGCATTTGAGACTTCTGTAAGCCGTATAGATTCGGATAGTCGCGGATTGCTGAAGTATCTACAGACATCGCTTCAATACGTACATTTGGGTTCTTAATTTTGTTAAGACCGTTTGGCTTGAATTCAAGGGTTCGCTCGTTTACGTCTCCGTATACGTTAATAGTTGGTCGCAATGCAGCGGCACGGTTGTATTGATAAGCCTGCATATCGCTATCGATCAGGTTCTGTAGAGGACCAATTAGCTCTAAGACGCTACGACCCAGAGGATTGACTCCATCGGCGTCATAAAAATACCAATTTAAGGGTATCTTAGCCCTTGGGTCTTTATTTTTCTTACGTCGTACAATCTTTTGAGTGGCT